GATCTGTGTGGGATTCCCTATGTACTTGGAGGGGTTTTCGGGTCGAAAATGTCCTTTGTATGCCATACATAAATATGTAGCCATTCTTCAAAAGGAATACCGCCGAATGTCCTCCATACCAAACTATTTCGACAGAACTTCAAATGTTCCCGTTGCCAGCAATGGAGAACCGCTTGGTGCTGTTACGGCTACGAACCGCAGCAGCAACTACGCCAAAGAGGTGTTCAACTCACAAATTCAAGATCCTGTTGCCGCTGCGCTAGAGGGCGTTCCAAAGCAGGAACGGGGTTCGCGTAGCCGCCCACGCATACTTCGGTATCCGCAGGACATCGGAACGGGTCAGGTTCCCCATGTCATGCAGTTCAAGGTGTTTTGGCGGTTTGAGCCGCGAGACTTGAAGGAGGGAGCAAGCAAGATAAAGGAGGAGTCTGAAAAGACTCTTGGTGATTTGCAGACACTACACAGCCTGATTGAAAACGATGTGCTTACACGCGGAATGGTTGAAAACAGCGGATTGGGCAGTGAAAGAATATCAGCACTGCTTGAAACCGCATACAATCCGAATGTGTTGAAAACAGTAAATCCGTCAACCAACGACAGCATTGCTGGTCTTCTGCGTACAAATCCTGGTCAGGCAAAACAACTTCTTGAAGAAACTATCAGTTCCTATCAGACTAGGGTAACTGACATTTCAACGGATCTCGACAACGGAATTGGAAAGGTTGGTCTTGACGAACAAGAGCGTCTGCTTGTACAGAACCGTCTTGCTGAAAAGATAGAGTCTACAAGCGCAGGAGATGCCGCCATCACATTCGGTGGCGCGGGAGCAATTCTTGGAGGTCTTGGCGGATTCTTGTTGGGCGGCGGCAAAGGCGCACTGATTGGAGCAGGAGTCGGCGGCGCGGCAGGTGCGATTGGCGGCGCGGGTGGAGTTGGACTCGCAAAGGCTTTCAAGAACGATGCGGTCTATGACCAGATGGTGTCTGTGTATTTGCCTTTCTGCACCAAGATCAACAACGAAGACACATTTCAGTACGAGGACACCAGTCAAGCACTTGCTCAAGGCATCGGAAGTTTTGCTGGCTCTCCTCTAACCACCGCAATGCAGGGTGCTTACATCGGAGCAGACAAAGCGTTGCAGTCTGTTCCTGGTCTTGGTCGCGGATTGGGTGGAGCGGTCGGTGTTGGCACGGGAAAGGTTCTGAATCCTGTTCTCGAAAAACTGTTCAAGCAGAAAGACTTCCGTAACTTTAGTTTCACTTGGGAGTTTTACCCGCGCAATCAAATAGATGCTGATGCGGTGCGGGACATCATAGAGACTTTCCGATACCACTCGCATCCTGCGCGGGACGCTGAATCCGACAGCAAAGAAGAGAACAAGGTTGAAGTGATTCTGCGAGTTCCTGCGGAATTTGAGATTCGTTTCCTGTCAACGAATCCCAATCCCAATCAAGGTGGATTTGTCGAGAACGAGTACATTCCCAAGATTGCTCGTTGTGCGCTGAACTCGGTTTCGATTGACTACACACCAAACTCCATATGGAGTTCTTTTGAAAACAACGCTCCCACAGCAGTTACCATGACTCTGCAATTCAGCGAGATGGGTCTGCTTACCCGCGAAGACATCAGTAAGGGCTTCTAATGGCGTACTTTTCCAAATTTCCTGTCATGCAATATCCTGTTCGGGACGGAGACACATTCCGTTACGCTCTTACCCGAAACATTCTTCGTAGGGTTGCACTGAACGAAGACATAAAGAGCGGAGATGGTGTCTTTCTCAGATACGATGTGAAAGACGGCGAGCGTCCTGAACACATTGCCGAGCGAGTGTACGGAGATCCGTCTTTTCACTGGATCATTCTACTGACAAATGATGTGGTTGATCCTTATCACGGATGGTACAAGTCCTCTGCTGCTATGGAAGATTACATACAGACCAAATACGGAGGTTCTTCTGTTTACATCGGAACCACCTCTGGTGGATTCTTCTACAGCACAGAACTGGTCAGCGGAGTCACCATACAGCAAGGCAACCTTTCCACTACGGTGATCGACTATCAACCTGAACTGTGCAAACTCACCGTTCGAGGAGCGCAGTTTTCCGAAGGCGATGTTGTGCTGGGCTTCACTAGTGGAACTTCTCAAACAGTCACCATTTATCGTGTAGATCCAAGTTTCACTGCACTACACCATTTTGAAGTGAGTAGACCAAGCGGAGATTGCGGAGCAAACCAAACAGCATATGTCGATCCGCTCTCGCAGCAGAACACCAGTTACTCTGTGGTTGGCGGTGTGGTTGGCAGCGAGGATGATGAGTACCCAACAACTGAAAACGATGGGCTAAACTACTCTCCATCTGGTACCGTAGATTTCTGGGAAACTTACATCGGCAGATACATGGGCGTATCAGGCGATCAGGTAAATCTGTATTCGGTCAGCAACTACACCTACGAAAACGGTGTAAATGAAGCAAAGCGCAGCATAAAGGTTCTGCACCCGCGATACAAGAGTGTTGCGCTGAAAGAACTTGAATCGCTGCTGCGAGTGTAACACATGGCTAATCAAGCAGTATCAGGAAATAATCTTCACAAGCCAGGCGACTACTCGCTTGAGCGGTGTGTCATTACATCACTTGTCACTGGTGCGTTTGTTGACATCAGTAACCTGTTCACCAAAATTGAGATATACGAAGACATCTTCTCACACACCCTAACCGCAAAAATCATTGTTGAGGACGCATACAACTTTCCAGAGCGGCTTCCAATATCTGGACAGGAAAAGGTAGAGTTGTCGTTCAAGACCGATTTGGATAATTTTGAGCCTGTTGAGTTGGTGTTCCGCGTGTACAAGTTTGATTCGCAGGTGATTGGCGAAACAGGAAAGGTGCAGCAATATGTGCTGCACTTGATGAGTGAAGGCGGATACTTTGACTACACCGAGTACTGCGGATACGCTCTTGTGGGATCTGTGGGGGAAATGGTTGGCTCCGTGTTTTCAAAACACTTTCCCGAGGCGGTATGGAAAGACCGTTTAGAGGTAGAGCCTACAAAAGACAACTACTCGTTTGTGCTTCCACAAAGCAACACTCCGTTTCGTTCCATAAACTGGCTTGCTTCAAAGGCTCACGCCAAGACAGGCAAAGACTACAGTCCGTATCTGTTCTACGAGACAATGGACGGACACCGATTCAAGAGCCTGTCCAAAATCATGGAAGACGGTTCTGCTGCACCCATGAGTTACATCTACAGTATGGGCAACAATCGTGCGCTTCCGTATGAGCAAGAGCGTTCTCAACTTCCAGAAGGAGCAGACAGCAGTATGCCTGTTCGTTATCATAAGATTCAGGAATTGGAAGAGTTGGAACGATTCGATGCCGTGTCAAGCATCATGAATGGACTGATTTCCTCTCGCGTGCGCGTGCATGATCTTTTGCGAAAACAGGTTCGTGATGTGGAGTTTTTTGAAAATGGTGTGTTTGAGACTATGCGTAAACTCGGTGACAAGCCCCGCTTCAAGCCAGAAGATCCTGAATCAGACCGATTGCTGAAACGCGCAGCAGTTTACAACTATATGCCTACTACTCCATACACCGTGGACAGCAAATCAAATCCACTCATCGACAACTTCAAGGTGGAGTCCCTGTTTCTTCCTCGAAAGTACCACCTTGGTTCGTTCTTGACGCAGAAACTTGCAGCAACGGTGTTTGGAGACAGTCGCCGTAGAGTGGGTGATGTTGTAAATCTATCGGTTCCGAAAATACAATCCGATTCTCCATATCTACAGGGTGAAACCGATCCAAACATGAGTGGTCAGTTCATGATTACTGGCATCAGACACACGCTGACAAACACATACACGGTAAAGATGGAACTTTCTAGGAACTGCATGGGGGTGTAATGAAGGGATTCATGGGACGAGAAGGGTTTGTGTGGTGGCACGGTGTCGTGGAAGACACCGCTGATCCGCTGTACCTTGGACGGTGCAGGGTTCGCGTTTTCGGATTTCACTCCGAAGACAAGACTGAACTGCCCACCTCTGCTCTTCCGTGGGCGTATCCCATGCAGCCCATCACCAGTGCTGCGGTTTCGGGAATCGGTCAGTCTCCTACGGGACTGCTTGTGGGTTCTCATGTGTTTGGATTCTTCAGGGACGGGGACGAAGCGCAAGATCCTGTTATGATTGGCTCGTTTGGTGGTGTTCCGCTTGAGCAAGCCGACACAAGCAAGGGGTTTGCCGATCCTAGCGGACGGTATCCTGCAAAGCCTTCTGATGTAGAGGCAAAGAAGTTTCCGCTCGGCGTTTCTGTGATCGGAGAACAGGACACCAATCGCCTTGCCAGAAACGATGACGAAGAAAAGATGAAGGGTACGGTGGCTGCGTACAGGGCTTCCACCGTTCAGGTGGACATTCCAAGCACACCAGACATTTCTGGTGGTGGCAAGTGGAGCGAGCCACAGACACCGTATGCGGCAGAGTATCCCAAGAACCATGTGAAGTATACAGAGAGTGGACATATCGAAGAGTGGGATGACACGCCTGGCGCAGAGCGAATTCATCAGTTCCATGAGTCGGGAACATTCACCGAAATCGGCAGCGGTTGGCAGAACAACCCTGATGGAACCCGTGTGCAGCGAATCGTTGGCGATGACTACGAAATCGTTCACGGCGACAAGAAGGTGTATATCAAGGGTCAGCAGGGATTGAATCTTGTGATTGACGGCGCAATCAACCTTACGATCAATGGTGGCGGCAATATTCAGATCAACGGCGACACAAAGATACTGGCGAAGAACAATGTAGACTTGCAGATTGAAGGCTCACTGAAGGCTTCAGGCAAGACCATTGAGTTCTATGCGGACGGCGATATCGGATTCTCTGGCAGAACGATTACATTCATCACGGACAGCAATGTGATGGTCATGCAGCAAGGCAAGCGCATAGAGGTGAACTCTGGCGAGCCTGTGCTGAAGCCCAAGCGGGTGGATGTGAAGGGTGGTGGATCGTGACCTATCGCGGAACACATCGCAAATACAAGACAGGCTCCTCACAATACGAGGTGTATTCGTATGGAGATATTGTTGTACGAAACGGCGTATCGTATGTGTGCAATGTAGAAACCACAAGCGGTTACATTCCCGAAGACTCTGGATCTGGGTTCGTGGTTCTTGGTGGAGGCACTGCTGGCGGTGGTGGAACTGTAAACTTTGCATTCAGCGCAACGCCTCCTGCATCACCGAGTGCGGGTGACCAATGGTTTGACAGCGACAGCGGTATACTGTATGTGTATGTGGTGGATGAAGATAATGGACAATGGATTCAGCCTAATGCGGGTTCGCCGTCTGTGGATGGGGGAACCTACACATGAGCATCAACTTTCCAAGTTCACCGAGCAGCGGACAGATTTATGAGTTCAACGGTTTACGATGGGAGTGGACAGGAACCGCGTGGCGGTCTTTGGGGTTCTCTCCTGTTGTGTATGTTCCAGGAGCAACTGGTGCAACAGGACCGCAGGGAGCCACTGGTCCGCAGGGAGCCACTGGTCCGCAAGGCAGCACTGGTCCACAGGGAGCCACTGGAAACGATGGTGCAGCAGGAGCCACTGGACCGCAGGGTAACACGGGAGCAACTGGACCGCAGGGTGCTACGGGTGCAGACTCTACCGTGCCAGGACCAGCGGGAGCCACAGGACCAGCAGGAGCGACAGGGGCAACAGGACCACAGGGAGCCACTGGAAACGATGGTGCAGCAGGAGCCACTGGAGCACAAGGCAACACGGGAGCCACTGGTCCAACGGAAGAGAGCATAGGATTCTTTATAGACACCACTCCTGATGATGTGTCTACAGGATCAAAGGGATTCCGCCGAGTAGCATACGATGCACAGGTTCTTGAATGGGCTGTTTTCGGTGGTCAGACGGGCAGCATCAGCGTTGATCTGAAAAAGAGCAGTTACTCCGACTACTCCACCTTTACTAGTTTTGTGGGTGGAGACTATCCGAACCTGACATCTCAAACAAAGAATCAGAACACTGGAGTGACTGCATGGGGCGGAATCTCGGCTGGAGACTTGGTTGAATATGTCATAGATAGCAATACGGGAATACAGAAAGTCGGAGTGTTCGTCAAGATACGGAGAATCACATGAAAGTAGCGGTAGAACACATTTTTACTGGTTTGACGGCGGGGTTCACGGGTGGTGTTCCTGCTGTTGGTGTAACCGCAGGATATGATCCCGACAAGACTCTTCTTGCATCTTTTATGAAGCAGTACACTGGATCTAATCCCGAAGACAAGTATGTTTCCATCAAACCATCTGCCATCGTAAACAATCCAGAAACAGCAAACACCTCGTACTTCTGCCCCCATGTCTATAAATGGTCAGACAACATCTATTGGGTCTTTGTGGCACAGAACGCCACAGCAGCGGCGACAAGAACCATCGGTCTTTACGAATTCGACTCAAACGCTACAACCCTGACATGGAAGGGATACATCACCATGTCAGGAACAACAATCTCGGGAAACAAAACTGTTCGTGGTTTGCGTGCATTTGTCTACAAACACACAACTGGAACTGTTTCAACGAGCGGTTCTTCTACGACAATCACGGGATCGGGTACTGGATTTCAAAGCGAAAGAATCGCAGTTGGAGCAAGAATCGGTTTCGGTTCCACAGACCCAACGCAGATCACATCATGGTATGAAATCAGCACAATCTCCAGCGACACATCCATGACCATTAGTGCAGCCGTTGATCTTTCGGCTGGAACTGCATATGTGATTGAAGAAATTCGTATTCTTCTTGCCTGTACTAATGTTACAGCAACAAACGGTGGACCGCATCTCATCAAGGGATTGAACTACGGAACATTTCAGAGCGGTGGAACAACGATCAGTGAAGCCTCAAGCACAGATAATGTAAGAGCATCGTATCTGCTGAAAGATGCGGCAACCACGACTATGACTGTGGCAATGGGTGTTGCTTCTGATGAGCAAGCAAGCAACACCGATCACACAATCTATTTCTTGAATTTGGATTCCGCAACCACCGTCCGCATTCACAAACTAAACATTCGTGCTGCATTGACTGTTTCTAGCGGCTCTTCAACAAGTGCATGGGTTTTCAAGACAGGCACACAAAGCATCACAGGTACTGCTTCTCAAGTTAACAACGGAAGAATTTTTACAGTCAATCACCTTTCAGCAGCGGGAGACAAGAGTGTTTGGTTTGTCACCACAACCAGAGTCTACAGATGCAATGTGGATGATATCATAGATGCTGGTACTTCTTGGCTTTCTGACAGCATGAACGAGATTCCGCCAGGCACATCAACGACATATGTTGCAACGGCATCCATGAACCAAGTAGACTATAGCGATACCCTAGACAGACTGCTTATACCAACAGGCAATGGTAGATTTGCAACTTACATCGGTGAATACGATACGAGCAATACTGTTCCGTTTGAAAAGATATTTGGAAATTTGACAAATCGTTTAAAACTCTCAACCACGGGTGCAGGAACGGTAGACGGATTCTTCCCTGCTGCCGTTCCAACCATTTGGACTGAAGGCGGATACATCTTTGCGACTCCAAGCATTGTTACAACTGGATTGAATTGGCTATTGGTATTTCCTTTATCACCAGACGGTTACTATGCGTCTACGACAGGTCAGAGAGTGGTGACCCCAAGACTGGCAACCACAAACGCAACAAAACTGTATCGTTCCTATGTGGAACACGCCGAGTATATCGGAACATATAATCTTGGCTTTCCACCAGAATCCTTCAGAATCTACTACAGAACCACGGGCATAGACGACAACAGCGGATCGTGGACTGAAGTACCCGCTGGTGGCGACTTGACATCTGTGACACCAAGCAGTTACATTCAGTTCATGTTTGAGTTTGATATTTTGGGTGAAATCTGTGTTCCTGCAAGAATCTATGGAGTTTCTTGTGTGTTTGAAGACGGGTCACAGGATTCCCACTATCAGCCTTCACTCACAAAATCTTCTGCCACAAACAGGCAGTTTGCGTGGAAACAGGTGTCTGCTTGGGGAAGTAACATACCCAATATGCAGATTCGCCTGTACAACACAGCCACGAACTTCCTTGTGCTTGACGATACTGTTACAGGTTCAAACTACGGAACTTGGGAGTATTCACCAGGCGGCACGGCATGGAGCGGATGGAGTGCAGGCGCAGATACCGTTGGCAACTATATTCGCTACACAGCAGACGAACTACCAAACAACATCACTGTTCGCGCACTGCTGACACAGGCATAAAATGGTAGATGACATCATTTTCCATAGCAACTACTTCTTTCTTGAACTGCCCACTTACAGTTCTGGAACTATTGCGCGGATAGAGGCACAGAGTGAGTACTTTGAGATCAGGATTCCGAACAAAGAAGCGGTAAGTATTTTTTGAGGAGAACTTATGCCAGGATTTGGAGTGTGCAGAGCCAACGCAGATACCGCAGGGGGAACCATACTGGTGGGAAACCCCTTCTTTTTCGTTGACGGATTTCCTGTTTCAGTAGAGGGCAATCCTGTACAAGATCACGGCAACAACGAACACGATAACGCAGTCATGGTTCAGGGAAACCCCAATTTTGTTCTTGGAGGAATTCCTGTCTGCACTATTGCGAGTCAGGCTAGTTGCGGTCATCAGCCGACAGGTTCAAGCACTTTCTTTGTGGGGTGATCTATGGCAGACCAACAGTGTCCATGCAAGCAGAAACTGACTGATGGAGAGAAGGGTATTCTCAATTTCGGTCTGTCCAATGAGATGCTTAAGAATCCAAACGCTGCCGCTATCGGTATAGCACGGCAGTTGGGTGGCGCAAACGCATTCAAGATAGAACAACTGATAAGTGCAGCACAAGTAGGCGGTCCAACAGGATTGCTCAATAGTGCCTTGCCGTCCCTGCTGCAAGGGCAAAACAAGTTGAACGAACTGCAAGGAATCGTGGACGGATTCGAGGCAGAGTGCAATCGTCTTACCGATCCGCGACAACTTGTAAACATCATTAGTTCGTTGAGTCTGTATGGAGAACTTGCGTGTGCGCTTGGAATCGAAGGACTTGATATTGGTGGCGGTCTGCAAGTGGTGAACGAAAACGGTCAGTTGAGCATTCAGTTTGCAGTTGCCGCAAATGTGGATCTTGAGAGGGTGCTGAATCAGATTGATCCTGGTCTTGGAACAGCCACTGCTGGTGCGGTTGAGAGTTTACGCGCAGGACTGGACTCGGCATTGAAGACTCTGGATGAAGCCAATGCCGCCATACAGAGCGTGGTGGATCTGACCACTGCCATACAGAACGAAGCCGCAAACTTCATTCAACAATACACAAGCATCAACTCACTCGCCAACCTCATCAACGAGGCAAACACCGATCCGTGCTTCAAGTTAGGCAGCACGCTGAACGGCAGTTTGGTGAGTCCAGACTTCCTTAATGCAGTGCGTGGAGGTTCGCCTACAGGTTTCGGGACAAGCGCAAGATGAGTACAACAGATATTCTAACGAACTTCAAAGACTTTGCCATCACATTCGGGGAACTGCTTGGAACCTTGACTATAGGTGTGGTGATTGGTGTTGTTGGAGCCATACGAAAGCGTAAAGTCTCCTTTGGGTTCACCAAGAACCAAAGCAAGATGTTTTCGGAACAGCACAGCCGTATTCACGAAATGCTGACCGAACTTCGCTTGGTCACCAGGGCTTCCCGCGCCCTTATTTTTCAGTTTCACAACGGTGGTGCATTCGCTGACGGCACATCCATCAAGCGATTCTCCGTGACTCACGAATCAAACGATTCCACCATTTCAAGCATATTGCTAGAGTCGCAGGATGTACTGCTCACGCGATACATGGATTTGGTGCGTATACTTGACGAGACACCAAACAAGATTTTGCGGGTTTCGTCCCTGCCTCCCTCTGCGTTTCGTTCGAGTCTTGAGATAAATAATGTGCAGCATTTCAGCATGAGTCCCCTGAAATGCTTTGATGGACTTACTCCACTTGGGTTTGTGTGCTGTCAGTGGTGTTCAGATGATGAATTGGATCAGATAGAGGCAGAAGGCGTGAGCGAAAGCACGCTAGAAGAAGTAATAGCAAACAGTGTATCGCAGATAAACTCCCATATAGCAACCAAAGCAGGTAAAAAGTAATGTCTGTACAGGTAACAGGAAGCGGAAAGCCCATATACACGGATATTGATCCGTTCTTCAACAAGAGTCCAAAGACGGGCGACTTGTTGCTTGTTCGTGATGAATTGGCTATTCGTACTTCCCTCAAGAACCTGATGGCTACTGCATACGGCGAGAGGCTGTTTCAGCCGCAGATCGGTGGGTCGCTTCGTCAACTTCTGTTTGAGCCGATTGATTCCATCAGCGCGATGGAACTGCGGGACAGAATCCTACTGACTATCGCAAACCACGAACCGCGTGTTCGTAATGTGATCGTTGATGTGGTCGCTGTCCCCGATTCAAACGCTTACAGCGTGACCGTAGAATATTCTATTCGCGCTTTGGGAAAGACTGACCGCGTAACAACGGTACTAGAAAGGGTGCGCTGATGGCTAACAAGAACAGTTTCAACATCATTGGACTAGACTTTGATGAGGCAAAGGCTTCACTCAAGGCGTTTTTGCAGTCACAGGACACGCTGAAAGACTATGATTTTGACGGCTCCGTGCTGTCCACCGTGCTTGATGTCTTGGCATACAACACCCACTATCAGGCGTTTCAGGCAAACATGGTGGCTAACGAAATGTTCTTGGACAGCGCGGTGCTGCGTCCGTCCGTTGCGTCCCACGCAAAGACATTGGGATATGTGCCGTCTTCACGCCGCGCAGCAAAGGCTGTGCTTACGGTTGATGCAAGCGGAGCATCAAGCACCACATATTTGAGTCGCGGCACGGAATTCGTGGGAACCGATGGAGCGGGAACGCAGTATCGGTTTATTTTGCTGGACACCGTTTACGCAAACGATGAGGACGATCAGTTTCAGAACATTGAAGTCTACGAGGGAACGCTGCGCCGCATGAGTTATGTTTACGATCCGAGCAAGCGAGCGGGTTCGTACTTGGTGATTCCAAACGACAAGATCGACACCACCACGATCAAAGTGAGAGTAAAAGCGTCTGCCACTGACAATACAGGCATCGAAGACACATGGACAGAGGCAACTTCATACATTGACCTTACACCCACATCAAAGGTGTATTTCCTTCAAGAGAAGGAAGCAGGAATGTATGAACTGTTCTTTGGCGACGATTTCCTTGGAATGCAGCCAGAGACAGGCAGCGTTGTCATCGTGGAATATCTTGAGACAAATGCGGACGAAGCAAACGGCATTGAGCAGTTCAGCACATCCGTCAGCGGTCTTGGCGATGTAACGGTAGTGAGCGTGTCTTCTGGTGGTGCGCTTGGAGAGAGCGTGAATCGCATGAAGTTTCTTGCGCCTCGCTTCTACCAATCACAGGCTCGCGCCGTCACCGAAGACGATTACACTGCATCAGTCATCAAGGAATATCCGAATGCAGACTCGGTGTATGTCTACGGTGGGGAAACAGTCACCCCTCCCCAATACGGCAAGGTGTTTATTGCGGTGAAGCCAAAGTCGGGCAGCGCGTTGACAACAGATGAAAAGACTAGTCTTGCTCGAACACTCCGCGAGAATCGGTCGGTGGTTACCGTGATTCCTGAGATTGTCGATCCTGACTACATTGATGTGGTGGTTGATTCTCTCGTCACATACGATCCAGCAGCCACTTCGATTGGCATCGGAACCCTGAAGGCTCTTGTGGTTTCTTACATCTACACATACTCTGCCACGATCATGGAGTCATTCGGCTCCAATCTGTATCTTTCAAAGGTAGTGCAGGGCATCAACTCTCTGAACTCTAGCATCTTGAGCAATGAAACCACAATCAAGTTGCGAAAGACCGTAAACCTGAGCAAACTCGTTGCTTCCAAGGGATTCGCGGTTGATTTTGCCAATCCACTGTACCACCCGCATGATGGTCACTCGTCTATCATTACATCATCGGGCATCTCGCACCAAAACATTGACGGAACGATTGTATCGGGTGTTCGTGTCGTAGACGATGGATACGGAAGACTGAATCTCGTCAGCACAGACTCAAACGGCAAGCAGATTTTGGTGTATCCAGGAATCGGATCAATCGACTACTCTGCTGGCAAAGTAAGTTTCAACACTTCTTTCGTGCCGATCTCAAGCAACCCTCTGTTCACCATAACGGTGCAACCACAAAACAAGGATATCTTTGTTTTCGAGAACAAGATTCTCCGTGTCAGCAGAGGCTATCCTGATTCCGTAAGTGTGTCTCTGCAATCACAGGTTAATCGTAAGCAGTCGCTAAAGGCTTGAATTCATGAGTGGTATAAAGAACATCATACTTGAGACTCGCGCCGAAGAACTTGAGAATATGCTGTCTCCGTTTATTCGGGAGCAGTTTCCCAACTTTATCCGCACAGATTATCCCAAGTTGGTGCTGTTCATCAAGGCGTACTACGAGTGGATGGAGCAGCAGGGGAATGCTGGCTACATTGTGTCCAAGATGGACACCATTTACGATATTGACGCAAACTCAGATGAGTTCTATGATCATTTCAAGAGAACCTATCTTGCTTCGTTTCCTGAACTGTTTGCGGTGAATCCTGACGGCAAGACACCAAACAAAAAGACTCTGCTGAAAAAGATCCGTGACTTCTACGGAAACAAGGGAACCGAGAGCGCGTACAAGTTCTTGTTCCGTATTCTCTACGACAGCGATCTTGAGGTGTACTATCCCAAGACCGATGTTCTCAAAGCATCCGATGGTCAGTGGATTGAGCCTAGATCCATAAAGACAACCAGTGGCAACGGGTCGAGTCTGTTCGGCGGCAAGAACGGTCAGATATATCAGTACGAAGGAACCCAACTGGTTGCTAGCGCGTTCATCAACAGTGTTGTGCAGTATTCTTTCAATGGATTGCCTGTCACCGAGTTCTTCATCACGGATATCAATGGAACTTTCACGCCAGACCAGACAGTAATCATCTCGAAAGACGGATCGGAGTGGAGTGAAACAGCGTATTCTGTTCTTGGTCAGTTCTTTATTGAGTTGCCAGGTAACGGATACCGCATTGGCGATACGGTCACGGTCACCGACTCGCGTGGTGTTGGTTTTGCCGCAAAGATTGAGCAGACGGGTCTTGCGGGAAGCATCAAGAAGATCGGTATTTCCAATTCAGGTCTGAACTACTCGGGAGATGTGTTGGTAAACATCTTCAGCGAGGCTGGCGCACAGAGTGCAAAGGTTTTTGCTCTCCGTAGTGCAGTCACAAACTACGCTGGATATTTCTCTGGTAACCGAGGCAAGGTTTCGTCCAACAAGAAGATTCAGGACGGACACTACTATCAGGACTTCTCGTATGAACTGAAGTCCGAGGTATCGTTGGACACCTATTTCGATGTTCTGAAGAAAATCATTCACCCAGCAGGCATGAGGATGTTTGGTTCCGTGCTTGTCAAGAAGGCAATCGACAACACGGTTACTAGTTCTGCTCAAGCCACATACAGCGAAATACCTGTTGTCGGGCGGTACACTCCATACGCTCTTCGTACATTTAACGATCTGCGCGGTGGATACTTCTTGCCCAACCAAGTAAAGGGCGCGACTCTTCAGGTGTGGTTGAGTGGATACAACATTGCAGGCAACACAACTGATGGAATGACAGCCGACTGGGGATACTACATCAGAGAAAAAACATATGACTTGGAAACAGGAGAACTCATTTCTCCTGAAAATTGGGGTGATGTGTTTTTCGGTATACGGCATTGGACGAGTCTTGTCGGCGGACACACTTTCAGTCATTGGGCTGATTTGCCAAACAGCAGTTACTGGCTGACTCCAAACGCCAAACGAGAAGCAGTAAACACCCACTTTTCGGTGGATTTCATGCCAGTCAACTACAGGTTTGCGGCTCGAACACCAACAGGCACACCGTGGACAACCGCAAGAAATTTGGGGTTTAGTGGTCCGACCGTGGGCGCACTTGGATTGAGTGCAGCGCGTTCTTATTTTGCAGTTGTGAAACCTGGTAGAGTTTCTGCTACTTCTATGGGGACTGTAGCAGCCACAGACAACCCTGGTTCTTTTGTGCTTTGTGACAACGGCAATGGTCCTTGGCAATCTCTTCACGGGTTGTTGATTGGATTCACTGGTGGCGGAAATCAACCTAAACTCGTTGCTTTCAATAGAACCGCAAGCGCATCTGTTACCGTTCAAGGAGAATTTGGAGCAACAGGTGAGTGGAGACTTATTTCCCACACATACGCTGTTGGCAGCGGAAACTCTGGACCAATGTCTCTGTTTTTGGATGGTGTGTCGTTGGCAACCCGAGAGTCTGTTGGGGTGCCAGCAACTTCTATAGCCACTGGAAACTTGATGGTTGGAGTTAGGCGATTTAGTTTTGTGGGAGCATTCGACGGCGAGATCGCAGAAATCCTTTGCTATCAGGGTGATGTTGGAGAGAGTGATCGGCAGAAGATTGAGGGCTATCTTGCCCACAAATACGGTCTTGCCGACAATCTGCCTGCGGCTCACCCCTACAAGAACACCGTGCCTGGCGGATCGTATAGCAGCGGCAAGTGGTACGGAACCACTGGTGACTTCTATCCTAATGGCTACAATCCGTACATCGGCTCTACGGCACAAACGGGAGTAGACGGAACAACTGCTCCTCTAGGTTCTCAATTCTTGGATTCTGGTCTGGGCTACACCTATACGGTGTGTGACGAATTCGGAGTGACTGCTCATAACCCTACAGGCTCTCCGCTTGGAGGCACTGCTGCTTGGTATGCGAATGCGGAAAGCAATCTCACACCACAAGGCATGAACGGCTTGGTGCTGTGGTTGAAGCCAGAGAACATCGGGGTGTGTGGTTCTGTGGTTAACGGAGCATCTGTTGATGTGTGGCAAGATGCTTCGCCATCACAGAATCACGCTATTCCTCCTGATTGGAGCAAATGGTCAGACGATGTTTCACTTGTGGGTGTCACTATTGACAAATTGCGTCCCACTCTTGTGATCAACGACAACAGTGTTACAGGCGCAACGGGAGTCTATTTCAATGATGGATCTCTCACAAACTCTTGGTCTATATGGCGTGGTGCCACGAATTACGGATACCCAGCGGGAATCACGCTTGGTGGTCTTGGTGTCACTTTTGCTCCAGGCACAACAGGAGAGAAACTGCTGACAGCCCGACACTTGTGGTTGCAGAGAGGACTGACTCTATCAGCCGATTGTGACATATTCATTGTTTTCCGCACAGACACAGAATCGTCTGTTAGAAACTACGCTTTCATCGGATCGTGGGTTCCTCCGAAAAGAAAGGCAGCAACCACATGGGAAGACGCGATTATACAGTGCAGATCGTGGAATGCTATAGATAGAAATCCCCCATCTCAAAACAGCACAAGTAGTTATTCGTTTGTTTCAGGACAAAAAGCGTATTATGACACGACCTCTCCTCTTTCTTTCTCTCCCTGGCGTGGTGGAATCAGTCTTGATGCCGCGTGGCAGGGAACGCAGACACTTTCAACTGCTTTTCCAGTCAGCACCCGTGAAACGATTGCTTATGATCCCCATGTGAGTATTTTTAACATCGGTAGAGTTGTCGGAGAGGTCGGTCGATACTCTTCCAATGTGCTTTTCGGATACCTGAACGGCGACAGAGCCACCAATCGCTCCCGATCCACTGGTCTGGGTGTTCGGAAATCCTCGGGCAACTCTCTGTTGCCAGAAAATCCTCAATATGTTGGCTCGTTTGTCTTAGGAAGACTTGGCGCGTACATTTACGGTCCGAGTCAGATAAATGTTCAGAGTCATGACTTCGGCAGTGATGATTGGGTGACTGCTTGGAGATCCGCTTCTGTCGGTCTTCCTTTCCGAGGAGTCATAAATGAAGTCATAGTGTTTGACCGTGCGTTGAGCGAGTCCGAGCGGCAAGAGGTTTACGGATACCTTTCTCGCAAGTACGGGGACTTGGAAAGCAAACTGCCAGAGGGAATGGTTTCCGCCCACCCCTCCGCACAGCAGGTCGGAGCCACATATTGGGAAATCCAACATCACCCAAACACAAAGAATACCGATGCGCTTCCGCGTGGGTTTCAATTTGCTGGCATTCCTATACGGAATATGATGACTATACCCGATGAGTTCTACAAGTCATCGGGAACCAAGCAGGCAAACGGAACGGTGTTGAGCGGCGATACATACAGTAATGTAGGACTGTAAGGGAGATTCAATGGCTAGTTACATTAAAGCATCACTAGAACGCTCATATGCCGAGAGTTTCCTTGCCGAATTGGAGAGGAACGAGAATCAGTATTTCTTCTTCGTGGGCAAGGGAACCACATGGGCAAACGAAAACAGCCCAAGTGCATATACTGACACTGTTGCGTCCGAGTATCAGGTGATGAATGACATCATTGGATACAAGAAACTCAACCCAGCAAACATCATTTTTGCCCTTCCGCGATACGCTTGGACAAGTGGAACCGTCTACGATCAGTATGATGATGCGGTTGAACTTTTTGATGAAGACGATCCTTCGATCTTCTATGTCGTGACCGATGAAAACAACATCTACAAGTGTTTGGGCAACAACAACGGCGGTGAATCTACGGAAAAGCCTGCACAGGTTTTGAGTACTCCGTTCACCACTTCAGATGGATATCGTTGGCAGTATCTTTCGACCATACGAGAGAGCGATCTTCCGTATGAGTTGGTTGATTACATTCCAGTAGACTTTGCCACGCTTTCGTCCGACACCGAAACAGTCAATCAGTACAACACACAGACCGAAGCAGTGAATGGTTCGATTACCCGCATGGTGGTTTCGAATTCTTCTGGTGCTTCAGCGGGTGTATATCCGAACGCAATCAGCGCGGAAACTCTTGGTTCCATCAATACTAGTTTCGTGCTTAGTGTGGGTTCATACACCGAAACAGGCGGGGTGAAGAAGGTACGCATCACCGAAAGCAATTCGGTCAGCAGGCTCACAACTGTTGCTGCTGCTTCGGCATTTGGTGTAAACGGTTATGTTGGTCACGCCATGCGGATCAATCAGTCTACCGTGAACACCGCACAGATCAACAACTACGGAATAATCACTGCCGTGACTAGTGGAACAAACTTCTACGAGTTCACCATTGCAGACGATGTTGTGGATTTCACGGTTACTGCTCCAACGGTGGCAAC